CAGCAAATGCGTAGTTTGCCAAACCAAGATACAGAACAGGTTTTAAGTTTGAGAGCAAGAGAAAAAGATATATTAAGTGAGTTAAAAATTCTATCTGAGTCTGATGCACCTACTGCAAAAAATACTGGCGTACCAGACGCACCATTTAAAGACACATGGTATCAATTAGCACTAAAGCGACTGACCAAGTACGCTGCTGAAAACGGCTACGAGCGTATAGGCTTGACTACTGGTAAACAACAGGCAGAACGATTTGACTTGAGTAAACAAGTTGATTACATTGATTACCGAGTAGCTGGAACTAGAGATAGTCCTACGTATGAACTTGGGGTGGTTGGTAAAAATGGTGAAGGCATTGATCTTCCAAAACAATTTTATACTGCTAATGAGTTATCACAAGTTGTTGGAAAAGAAGTTGCAGAAAAAATAATTAAAGGTGAGGGAAAATTTGGTGGTGGTAGAAAAACTTTAAGTGGTATTGATCTTCAAGTTGGTGGCGAAGGAATGAAGAAATACTATGACGAGATTTATCCTAAGTTCTTGGATAAATACGGCAAAAAGTATGGTGCAAGCGTAGGCGAAACACAGATAACAACAGATTACGCTAGGGATGCAAGTGGGATTCCTGCACAGCGTCCATCAAAAGAAACAATCCGCTACTTAGACATTACTCCTCAAATGAAAGAGGGAACATCTAAGGGTCAACCCTTATTTGCTGCTACTCCGTTATTACCAGCAACAAGCCTACTAGACGAAGAAAAACGCAAAGAGATTACAAGTCTGTTAGAATAAAGTATTACTTAACCTTGACCAACCCTAGAGGAGTCAAACAAAAATGAATAAATTAGAGGCGGGAAAACCCGAAAACCTAACCAATAGGGGTAGAGGAAGACCTAAAGGGGCTACTAATAAGTCTACAGTTATCGTCAGAGAGGTCATAGCTTCTTTTGCTGATGAGAACGCACATAAGTTGCAACAATGGCTAGACGATGTAGCTGAAGGCATCGGTGGTAACAGACCAGACCCTGCAAAGGCTGCTGACTTATATTTAAGGGCTATTGAGTACCACATCCCTAAGTTAGCTAGAACAGAGGTATCTGGCAACCCTAACCAACCAATTCAACACGTTGTTACATGGGCGAAGTAATCGAAATCCCTTATAAGCCAAGGGAACACCAACTAAAGATACATGAGTTACTAGATAGCAACAGGTTTGCTGTGGTGGTGGCTCATAGAAGGTTTGGTAAGACTGTGGCTGCGCTTAACCACATAATCCGTGAGGCGGTGCTAAACGAGCAAGAAACACCCAGATACGCCTACATTGCGCCTACCTATGGACAGGCTAAGAGGGTAGCTTGGGACTATCTCGTTAAATACACTACACCGCTAGGCGGTACTAATAACATCTCAGAGTTACGAGTTGACTTCTGGGGTAGGCGTATTCAGCTATATGGCTCAGACAACCCTGATTCTTTGCGTGGTCAGTTCTTTGATGGGGTTATCGTAGACGAGGTGGGTGACCAAAACCCTAAGATATGGACAGACATCATCAGACCAAGTATTGTAGACAGAAAGGGCTGGTGTCTCTTTATCGGGACTCCTAAAGGACACAACCACTTCAAAGAACTAAGAGACAGGGCAAACAAAGAAGAAGGTTGGGGCTTGCTAGAGTTCAAAGCCTCTGAGACAGGGGTGGTGGATAGCAAGGAACTGAGTGCTGCTAAGAACGAGATGGGGGACAGTAAGTATGCCCAAGAGTTTGAGTGTAGTTTTGATGCGCCTGTAGAGGGTTCTTACTATGGGGAAATCCTTGGTGAACTAGAAGAAAAGAAGCATATGCAGGAGATTCCTTGGGAGGAACTTAGTAGGACTTTTACTGCTTGGGACTTGGGCATGGGTGACTCTACGAGTATTTGGGTTGCTCAATTGGTAGGTTCTGAGGTGCGCCTAATTGACTACTACGAGAATCATGGGGTAGGTTTAGACCACTATGTGAAGTGGATTAAGGACAACGATTACACAAAAGCAGAGCATATTTTGCCCCATGACGTTAGGGTTAGGGAACTTGGAACAGGCAAAAGCAGACTTGAGATGCTTGAGGAATCAGGACTAGAGGTCAAGATAGCACCAAGAATGGGGTTAGATGATGGCATCCAAGCTGTTAGAAGGCTGCTTCCGAGGTGCTGGTTTAACGTACCTAAAGTGCAAAATGGTCTAAATTGCCTGAGAAACTATCGTAGAGATTACGATGAAAAGCGTAAGATATTCTATGAGCGTCCGTTACATGATTGGTCTAGTCATGGCTCTGATGCTTTCCGCTACTTAGCACTAGGGTTGGATGAAGGACATTCAACATGGTCTAAGCCTATTAACCAACTACCGAAATGGATTGTCTGATGTATGTACAAATGCAAGGTGTAAATCTAGCACCCAAAGTAAAAGAACTTGAAAACCGACTTGAAATGCTTGAAAATGTGGTAAAAGCATTACAATTGGACAAACCCCGAATGGGTCGCCCTCCAAAGGACACAAATGGAACAGAACGAACTCAAATCAATCATACAGGCAGAGATTGATGACGCTATTGGATTCATTGAGAGTGAGACTGTACAGCAGCGGAAACAGGCTCTGGAAGCGTATCTCAGACAGCCCTATGGTAATGAAGTTGAGGGAAAGTCTCAAATCGTTACAGGAGAAGTGGCAGAAGCGATAGATGGTGCGTTGCCTAGCCTAGTCCGTATCTTTACAGGCTCAGACAATATCGTAGTCTTTGAGCCACAAGGCCCAAGGGACGAGGCTTCCGCTAAACAGGCAACAGACTACTGTAATTGGGTATTCAACAGGGATAACGAAGGCGTTGCTATCCTGCATGATTGGTTCAAAGATGCCTTGCTTCAGAAGAACGGCATTGTTAAAGCCTATTGGGAAGACAAAGAAGACATAACCAAAGAGCGTTACTTTGACTTGACTAACGATGAGTTAGCAATGCTGATGAGTGATGAGACTATGGAGATTGTCGAGCAAGATACGACAGAGTTCCCAATATTTGACCCAATGGGGCAACCTGTTATAGACCCTATGGGTATGCCTGTGATGGGTGCTACACACAATGTAGTTGTCCAACAAAAGAAAAAGTCAGGCAAAGTCACGATTGAGAACGTACCCCCTGAAGAATTCCTGATAAGCAAGAAGGCTAGAACCATTGCGGATTCTCCTTTTGTAGCCCATAGGCAGATGTTGACTCGTAGCACCTTGATTGCAATGGGTTTCAATAAAGACCAAGTAGAAGGCTTGCAGATGGGTGACGCTTTGGCTTATACGCCAGAACGTGTGGCTCGTTACTCCGCAGGTGAGCAACCCTACCAAGTTCAGACAGATGACCCTGCGATGCAAGAGATTGAAGTCTTTGAGTGCTACGTTAAGACTGATATAGACGGAAAAGGCATTGCTTCACTCGTTCAAGTGTTCTACGCTTCTAATGAGATTCTTGAGGATGAGAAGGGTAAGGAGATGGTTGAGGAAACGGACTATGTTCCTTTCCACTCAATCTGCCCTATACCAATACCGCATAAGTTCTTTGGTAACTCGTTAGCAGATAGAACTACAGACATTCAACTTATCAAGACGACTATCACTAGGCAGATGTTGGATAACTTATATCTAACTAATAATGCTCGTGTGGTAGCTGTTGAAGGTCAAGTAAACCTAGATGACTTGCTTACCTCTACAGCAGGTGGTGTTATCAGGGCTAAGTCACAAGGTGCTGTTACACAGTTAGTTGTGCAGAACGTAGCTTCTCAGGCTTTCCCAATGCTTCAGTATTTAGACACAATTCAGTCTAAGCGTACAGGTGTTAGTGATGCTTCACAGGGTTTAGACCCATCTATCTTGCAGAATGTGACTGCAGCAGCAGTAGCCTCTATGCAACAAGCTGGCGCAGGTAAGATTGAACTAATGGCTCGAATCTTTGCTGAGACAGGCGTAAAGTCTTTGTTCAAGGGAATCCTTCACTTGCTATGTAAGTACCAAGACAAGGCTCGTTTGGTGCGTATGAGAGGTGAATTCGTAGAGTTTGACCCTAGAACATGGGCTAACCAATACGATGTGTCTATTAATGTGGGTTTAGGCGCAGGGAATCGTCAAGAGCAGATGGCTATGTTGTCTATGGTTCTTGCTAAACAAGAGCAGTTGATTGGGCAGTACGGCCCTGCTAATCCTTACGTTTCACCTGCTCAGTACAGAGGTACTTTGGGACGCATGGTAGAGATTGCAGGGTTCAAGGACTCTGGTGAGTTCTACAAGGCGATTACGCCAGAGCAAGACCAGATGCTTTCTAATCCTCCTCCACAGCAACAGCAGATGCCCCCAGAGATACAGGCATTGATGGCCAGAACACAAGCTGAGATACAAGCTAACCAAGCTAAAGCACAAGCTGACTTGCAGATGCAACAACAGCAGATGCAGATTGATATGCAGATGGCTGAACAGAAGGCTGCTCTTGAAATGCAATTGATGCGTGAGAAAGAGATGGCTAAGTTGCAATTGGAGCGTGAGAAACAACAGGCTTACTTTGCATTGAAACAACAGGAATTTGAAGCAGAAGCCCAATTGAAAGCAATGAAGATTGGTGCTGGCATTACATCTAACGTAGAGATTAGGGGTTAATAATGGCTGCACCACAAGTATTAAGTGATGAACAACTTTTCCAACTTACAGGT